AATCGTAAACACCCCATTAACCGCGTAGGAATGGGATTTCTTCGAAAAATCGGCTCTGACCCAAATATCCAAAAAATGGGTATTCGACCCATTTTGAACTGTTTTTGACCCAAAATTGATTTTTTAAAAGAAAGTGATAAAAACGCTTGACATTTAAAAAATATTGTGATATCATTACAATATGCGAAAACATTAATAGAAAGCGGGTTTACAAATGCATAAACTTAGAAATAATGATCAAAACATCCATCGATTCTTACTTCGTTTCGATAAATCACTTAAAGACAAACTAGATGAAATTGGTGTACGCGACTCACGTAGTATGAATTATCTAATTAACGAAGCAATTGCGGAATACGTAGAACGCCATTTAGATTAAGGCGGTGACTATGAGCGTAACAATTACTCCAAACTTAAATATAATTCATGATAAAATTCCAAGATACACTCCGGAATTGGATCCGTACATTTTTGAATTTTTTGACTACGTCCAAACAAATCTATCTACACCGTTCACCGTTAAAAATCATAATGAGTTAATTGTTCACATCACAAATGTTATTGCAAATCTAATCAGAGTCCACATCGGTCAAGAAGCCATTCGTAATGGCAAAGACCCAGACTTCTCTAAAGCACATAACATGAAACCTCGTATCGATGAACTCACTATGTTATTCCATGTATACTTTCCAACTGTACGACTATCATTAACGCGTGATACGTCAGAAAGTGATATTGCGGTATATGAATATTTCGGCCCAAGAGCCGGTACATATACATTTGATCCAACACGTATTGAAAGCTTACTGTACGACATTCAAGCAAACAGTACATTATCTGCAATCAAATCGTATCAAAATGCAATCTTGTCAACAGCGCCATACGCCGTTGAAACACATGATCCACATATCGTAGCTGTAGGTAACGGATTGTACAACAAAGAAACTAAAACACTGGAACCATTCCGTCCTGATTATATTACAACAACTAAAATTGCTACAAACTACAATCCTAATGCTCAAAAAGTCGTCATTCATAATCAAAATGACGGCACCAATTGGGACGTCGAATCATGGTTAGCGGATATAGCGGGCGGCCTATCAAATGCATTTGACCAAGACACCTATGACTTGTTCTGGCAAATCATTGCGGGCTCAATCAATCCGGGTCAAATCAACGCAAAAGCAGTATTCTTTTACTCTTCAGTCGGAAATAACGGTAAAGGGACATACGGTCAACTACTCAAAAACCTCGTAGGTGCTGACAACTATTCGTCACTACCAATTCCTGCGTTTAAGCATGAATTCATGAAAACCAAATTGATTGGTAAAACTATTAATATTGCCGATGAAAACCCTGTAGACATCTATTTAGACGATGTACAGGATTTTAAAGCAATGATCACGGGGGATGATATTCTGATTAACCGTAAACACAAAGACCCTATTACAGCTCAAATTAAAGCAATCAATATTCAAATGCTTAACGGATTACCAAAAACACGCGATAAATCAGATTCATTCTATCGACGTCTCATTATCGTACCTTTCTTATATTCATTTACAGGAAAAGGTGAACGTGCCTATATCAAATATGACTACATCGCTCGTAAAGAAGTTTTAGAATACGTTCTTAAAACAGCTCTTGAATTACCACACTTCGAAGAATTCATTACACCTGAACGTTCTAAGATTGCCTTAAATCAATACAAAGAAGACAATAATTCAGCTGTTGAATTTTGGAATGAATTTAAAAATCAATTTGCCTGGGATGTGTTACCACCGAACTTCTTATATGATTTATACTTATCGTGGTTCAATATTGAACACGGCGGTGAACGTGGTAGTTACTTTTCTAAAAAAACATTTTTAAGTCATTTACAAATGTATCTTGTATCTGATGATGAATGGGAGTTCAAAGCAACACATGCTACAAGCCCTAGTACCTTTAGTACAGGTTCCATGATGGACGCGGACGAACCGCTCATCACAGACTATAATCTGACTAACTTCTTTGATAAACAATATCCCGGAAAAACACCTCACTTAAAACGAGCTTTCCCGAGACCTTCTCGTGTTCGAGGAATCGTTCGAAAACAAAAACAACAAACACCTTAGAAAGAAACTTATGAAATTAAAAAAGACTACAAATGACCTAGTGGATAGTGATTTTGAATTAGATACGGGTCAAACCTTTGACACAAAACAATATCAAAGGATTCGTGATTTGTATTTCAAAGAACATAAACAAGATTTGTCCTTAGCGGGGCATCTTGTTTATGATCGAACTAGAATCTTATTATCAGCGACGAATGACATTATCCATTCATACGAAATCACACTTAGTATTCAATATGATGACACAGGTACACCTATTGATGGAGGATTATTCTTAGCCGATATTTACCAGCCACCTCAACTAAATGACAATATCTGTGCTTTCTCACAAGATTTCTCTGAAATTGATATTGATCATAATGTCTTTAAAACATTAGCAGATAAACCACTATTAAATATTCATCCAGAAGAACAACTCCTTAGTGCTGAAATTGCACCAGCTATCTTCTTGGGCTCATACGAAAATCTAGAATACGAATTGATTTCACAATTCATGGATGGTCATCACAAATGGATGACACTAATGAAAGGCTAATCAATGCAAGACTTAGTAGAAACACTCAAAATATTAAAAACCACAACAAAAATCTCTGAAAAAACAGCTCTACTAGAAACCGTTCAAGATCCGACAATAAAACGGGTCTTGAATTTTCTAGGAGACCCCAACCAAGTGATCGGCATATCTACGAAAAAACTCAAAAAAGATATTCAACCGATTGCTCACGAATTATCTTTCACGGAACTTCTCGATCACTTATTAGTTCATAATACGGGCACAGAGCAAGAACTCAGTATGATTCATCACATATTAAACTTATATGATACCGATACTCGTGACGTGCTCGAACAAATTATTAGTAAATCGTGGACGACTACTGTTGGCGCAACTCTATTAAACAAAGTGTACGGAGACAACTTTATAGAAACCTTCAGCGTACAACTTGCATATCCGTATGAGAAAAAAATCAACGGATTTTCAGATGACATACAATTTATCGTCACTCAAAAACTTGACGGGTTTAGAGCAGTCGTTGAAGTAAATGACAAAAAAGTAATCTCCGTCAAAACACGTAAAGGAAAAATCATCAACGGTCTCACTGAACTAAAAACCGATATCGAAAAAGTTCTCAACACATACGAACATATGATTTTTGATGGCGAACTTTTGTTAGAAGACCCGGATAACACATTAACAAGCGTTGAACGATTCCAAAAAACTGGACAAATGCTCTCCGCGGATGGTGAGTGCCGAAACATTGGATTTAACATCTTTGACGCACTCCCATACGATGAATTCAAGCAAGGAATCTCTGAATTAACCTATAACGAACGCCGTACAGTGTATCTAGCACCGTTTACTGCGGGAATATTTGTCCGCGTGATTCCAATACTAGGGACATCAACTAAAAAAGATATTCTAATATGGAGCGACTACGCAAACGAAATGGGATTTGAAGGTGTTATGTTGAATGACCCTGATGCGAAATACGAAACAAAACGTACAAAAGGTCTTCTTAAAGTGAAAAAGATGCATACTGCGGATTTACCGATTGTTGGTTTTGAAGAAGCAATCGATGGTAAAAATAAAGGTAGTCTTAAATCAATCATTCTACAACTCGATGATGATAACCTTGTAAACGTATCATCAGGTCTAACAGAACAACAACGTCATCATATATGGAACAATCAAGACGAATATCTTGGAAAAATTCTCGAAATCCAATATTTCGAAGAAACCAAAAACAAAAATGGTGGACGATCTCTACGATTCCCCGTTGTAAAAAGTATTCGTGACGACAAAACCATCGAAGACATCAATATCGATTAATAACAAAAGGACTTCAATATGGAATTAGTTTTACTACAACTCATTCCTTGGTATATTTGTTTTATTGCGTTTTTCGCTAATTTAATATTTGGTGATAAATATTCAGATAAACATATACCAATTCTAGCAACACTGCTACTTATATTAACAATTTTAACGATTGGCTTATATTCAACAATGATATACCAATCGTTTTCTGTACATTGAGAAAGGATGCGCTATGACTCAAGAACAAACACTTGCCTTATTCAAACCAGATACAATTGAACGCAATCTTGTAGGAACATTCGTAGACATTATCTTAAAAAACAAATTTAGAATTGTCGCCATGAAAATGCTAAAGCCACCAAAAACTGTAATCAGACAACATTATATTGATTTAAGTGACAGACCATTCTTCCCTGCAATTCGCGCATATATGTCTAATCAGACAACCATTGCATTAATTTTAGAAAAAGAAAATGCGATTCAAGACTGGCGCCAATTAATGGGTGCGACACATCCGAAAAATGCTGATGAATCAACTATTCGTGGAAAATATGGCGATAAAAACCAAAACGGCAATACTTTAAAAAACCTTGTGCACGGTTCTGATTCACCAGAAAACGCCCTACGAGAAATTAAAATATGGTTTCCGGGATTAACTATTGTGCCAAACACTAAATGATGATATACTAATTTTTATAGAAAGGAACGAATTATGGCTTATCCTGATTCTGCTTATTGGTTCTTAGCGCACGAACATATTGATACAAAACGCCTAATGGCTTATATGTATTTTCTCCATGCTTGGTCTTGTGCGCTTATTGATGATTACGATGATGAATTGGAATTCAGGGTCACACCTAACGGTATTACTGAATCACAAATCAAAAAAGATTTTGTTTTAAATGAATTCGAATATCCAACAGAACAACCATCTGTTAAGAATAAATGGTTATATGATTCTATTATTGAAACATACAATAATTTCAAAACAGATGAATTATACGAAATCATCAAAAACGACGAACCTTATCAGTGGGCTAAAAAACGGAAAAAACTAAAAAATATCATTACGAACAACGATCTACAAAAATACTATCGATTTTTGTATAGAAACTCTAGGTAGGGGCCCTCCCACCCACCCAGAATTATTAC